CTCCGCATTTTAGGCAATGAGCTGTTGTCTCGTATGAACCCGTATAAAGAATTTCAAATGTTTTATTTCCACATGGACATTCAACCAATTTAAAAGTTCCTTCTGCTTCTATATCATCATCAAAGTCAAAATCACTATCAATCTCGCGAGGGACATCATCTAATGATTTATATGTTTTTGGTTCTTTGTAAGTTCCGCCCCAAGATGAAACAGTGCCCATATTACCCATTTGCCAAATAACTCCGATACCATTCCACCGTCTTCTGTAAACCAGTGCTGATGTCATTGTCCGCTTCCCAGCCCAAAACCTCATGCGCCTTCGTCCAGTCAAGGCACTGGTTCTTTATCTCATCTTCCCCCACACCCAGCACTTCAATGTCAATTGCTGATTCCATCAATGAACCGATTCTGCTGATTACATCCATTACATTTGTCTCTACTCCAGTGGCAAAGTTGAATGGACCAATAGCGTGAAGTTCTGCCATCTTGATGTAGCCACTAACAGCATCATCAATGAACAGGAAGTCGCGGGTCTCATCCCCATCACCCCATACCTGCGGACGCAATCCTGCTACTATCCTGCGGATGGTGTTTGGTATCAGCCTGTTCCAGTTCATATCCCCACCGCCATACATATTGCCGTTGCGAGTTATGCCAATAGGTAAACCGTATGCCTTGAGGTATGTCTGGGCTATCAAATCCCCGCATGCCTTTGAGCAGTCATAGGTGTTTAACGCACAGATTGGATCAGTCTCAAAATACTTGTCCCGATTGCCAAGATCTCCATACACCTTGTCGGTAGAAGCGTGGACGATGTATTCAATATCGTTGTATTGCCGTGCCGCTTCAAGGATATTCACAACTCCGTCCACATTCGTGCTGAATGCATCCTGCGGGTTGCGCTTGCTTATGCTCACAGTGCTTACGGCTGCCAGGTGGTAGATTATGCTGATTTCATAGCGGGATAGCGTGCGGGTGATCAGTTCATAATCTCGTATATCACCACTTACCATCAATCCAGGATGGGTCTTGAATCCGTCATCCCAGTTGTTATCCAGCCCGACAACTTCCGCCCCCAAATAAGAAAGCGCGCTTGATAAGTGACTGCCAAGAAAGCCGGCAGCACCCGTTACCAACACGCGCTTGTATTTCCAGAATTTATTCATTCAGCCTCCCGCTGAACTCTCCCATATTTATTATACTACCTAATCATCCTCGTCTTTCTTGAATACGGGTGCGGCATTGATGACTTCGGATGTCTCATACTTGCAAGCAGGGCAGCGATAATAGATAGTCACTTCACCGTTGTCGGCTTTGGACTTCTGGTAGACTTCCATTTCGTTGCCACACAGTTTACATTTCATTTGCGGTACTCCCTAAAAGCGGGGGATTATCTTCTTTTGGTTTATTGTTCAAGACGCCAATCTCTTTATTGCCGTCTTTTGGTTTCTCTATCTCAACAACTTTTTCTTGCTTACAATTCAAGCAACGATATCTGGCAACTAGTTCATCAACCTGCCAGATTTCTAATTCGGCGCCGCAGTTGCTACATTTCATTGTTCTTGTCCTCTCTGAAATTGGGTCAGTATTGCTTCCCCAACGCTCATGTTATTTTCACCATTCTCGGTCATGCGTTCCTGTACCAGCTCCCAGTCCTAGCCCTTGATATTGCACGCCGTCTGCGCGTCTAATATCCCCAGCCGAAGGTCGGTCTCCAATTCGTTAGATTGCTCTAACCCATTCACGGGCAGCACATCAGGCCATAGTATCTCGCCGGCATCATTGTTCATGCCATTCATCTCTAACAGCCGGCTATTCAACTCTATCAGCGCATCCCCGTACAGTTCACGCTTTGTATTGATTTTGGATAGTGCATCCTGATACAATACTTTCAAGCCGAAGTTGGTCAATGCACCTAACTTGTCGGCAATGCTGTCAATGTCCACAGTTCTTGTTATGTCAAACAATGCCTGACGCATAGACTGGAAGAATGCCGAACTGGATGCTAAATCGGATTGCATTTCAAGGTTGGCTATCTTGGTGGATGGATCGCCGCTGAATTGAATCATCTGGTCGCTACCCCAGCTCTCATTCTTTGGCGGTCCGGCATTGATGGTGAATGTCTTGGGATGAGCGTGATAACGGATGATCTTGCTAATGTTAGAGGCAATGAAGTTAAGTCTGTCCTGTAACATGATGACATCATCACTAATATCGGGTTGCCCGTAGGGGCTGCCCGCTGCCGGCAAGTTCTGCCAGTGGATGATAGGCGGCCAGTTATAATCCCATGTCTCACGGGACAGCTCCACATAGCCACTACCCGAATCCTCATAGATAATGACTTGCCACTTGCTATCATTCTTGGGGTCTTCCGTTTCAATCATCTCGGTAACTTCCTTGAATGCGATCTCATCCTTACCGCGCATGAAGTTATAGCGGATGATGTAGCGGATGACCGTGTCACAATCGTGCGGTGTGGTTTCCAGCGTCATGTATAGCGGATCCAGCGGAATCAGTCTCGGGTAGCGTTTACCATCCTTGTCCAATATCCCTTCTGGTTGCACTTTCAGGTAGCCCGTGCCAGACTCTGACGCTAATAATGCTGACTTGTGCAACAGGATTTCCTGCTTATTCAAGTCCCATACTTTTTCAATATACATTTGCTCATTGGATTGCTTTATGACAATCTTGCCCTTGACCTTCGTCTCAATGTTTCCACCTGGTAACTCAAAGGTTATACCTTCACCAAATAGCCCTGATACACTGCGATCAACCAATAGCCCCACAAAGTTGACAAATATGTTATCATCCGGCTGGCCATACTTGGTCTTTAACATGCGCCGCTGAAAGCCCAGCCGGTAATCACGCTCCAGCGCCGTCTTTTCCTGCCGCTCCCTGAATTCATCATAGCCGATGTCGTACACGCCCAGCCATGAGCGCATTCCTTTCCTAATTGATTCTAATATCCCCATAGTTCACCTTTAATCGTAGAACGGGTTCTCCGTTATTACTGTTTCCCTTGCACATCCCTGCCACGCAAGTGCCAGTGCCATAACACAGTCATCGTGCATCCCTTCGGGCGCGTTGTAGCGTATCAGTCCTGAAGGCAGGCGCTCGCCGGCATAGGATTGCAATTCACTAATCAATGTCTGGTCATTCGGTATCTTGATATCACCCTGTTCGAATGCCAGTGATAAGTCCTCGATTGCTTTAATCTTGCTTGCCTGTGTAGTAGTGAACGGCTGCACCGGCATACCTGAGCGCTGTAATTCCTCGATGATAGGATCGCCCATTGCGTTGCGTTCAGCGATGATAATGTCCGGCTTGAATACCTTGTAGAGTGCCTCTAATCGCTGCCTCTGTACATGGTAATCAATCTGGTTGAAGCGGTCATAATTGACTATCTCGCGGGTAAGCAGATCCAGCACCATAACCACAGTCCAGTCATTAGACTTACCCCAGTCAACACCGAATACATAGCGGTGCGGTTCACCCGCCCCTTCGCCGAATTCATTCGGTTGGGCTACATCCGGCGGTCTATCTTGCCATGTAGCAACTGCAGCGGCCATAACCTTGCGGAACACCATACCGGCTTCTTCAAGGAACATTGCCATAATTTCTTGGTTAAATACTGATTCGGGATCACTTTTCCGCTGACCGTCTATTTCCGCCTTATCCATATATGGATTATCGTAAGTAGTATAGTGATAGGTTTTCCAATCCGAATCACTATTACACTTCTGGGCTAACCGATAAAAGAAGTTCATCCCTTTTGGCGTGCTTTTTATCCTTGCGTCTCCATGTAAATCCATAAGACATTTAGTAATCACATTTTGCCAAGCATATTCAAGATTCTGCGCCATTGCGGCTTCGTCAATAATTGCCCGCCTATATTTTCGTCCACGCGCTTTGTCCGGGTCTTCCAGTGACCACGCCTCAATCACCCCTCCTGTTGATAATTCCATACGGTGTTCGGTCTTATTCAAGCTAATACAGATTGGCATAAATACAGAGGTTATTCGTCTCCATACCTCGTCAAGCATTTTGTACGTGGGAAAGAATATACCAACTGGGTATCCATGTAAGACAGGATCGCACTCAAGTATGTCGAGTTCAGACTTCCCAAATCTACGCCCGCAATTTTCAACAACATAACGGTGCTTATCCAGAATTATCGGAACCTGATTTATGTGCGGGTTCGGTAGTTCCAATTTGATTGACATATTCCACTATTATTTTTTGGTCGCCAATTTGCTCAAGGTCAATCTGTTGTGCCGGCTTACCCAAACAATAATCAGCCAGGAATTGACGGGCTGACTTATCCCCCCGCCGTGCCTGTTCAATTGTCTTCAATACAATGCTCTGCCAGTCATCCCGCTTAACAAGTCTTACCAACGACTTTAAATAACGTTGCTGGTGCTTTGGTCTGCCACCCGGATTGCCAGATTGTCCCGGCTGAA